TGTCGAGGTGACTCGACGACTACCGCCAGTTCATGCCCATATTATGAATGATCGAATTAGAGCAGAAAAGGGGTTTCGCCCCTTTTATGACGAGTTGCGTCGCTTTGCTAATGTCATACAAGCTGATGCTAAAGAATTTGATTCCAAATTGACCCCAGCAATCGCTATTGATGGATTGGCGGAATTACGGTCAATCGCCTATGAGGAATCCCCTGTTCGTGAGGTGGCGATATCTCAAATTTGGGCGTCTTATATAGCGTTGTCTTGGGCAAAACTGGTAAATTTAAATGATGGGAATACCCAGGAACATACTGGAGGATTGATGACTGGTCAGGGCAATACAGGTGTTGATAATCGTGATTCGTTTCGAATGATGATCATAGCGGCGTGGTCTATAGTCACTAATCGTGAACCGTCGCAATTTTGGGATTTCAACGTTATTGGTAATGCAGGTGACGATGATGCAATTGGTACCAATGAGTCATTGCAAGTTTGGGATGATATCTTCCTGTATATAAAGGAACACTGGGGCATGGAGGTCATACGGGAGAGTACTGGATTCGATAATCTGGCTTTAGTGGGGTTGGAGCCTGTAGCCGTGCCTCATAAAAGCCTGTATTATTATCAGATCCTAGGACATAGAATCCCAGACTATTCGATTGCGGGGAATCGCACTGCACTCTTAGCCAAACGGACAGAATTTAGAGTACGTGTAGCTGGTTACCATGATGTGGCGTTTTTAATGCTACATCTTGATGGTATTATTGGTTCAGCATACCAAACCGCGCATCTTCATGACGTCTATGAAATGTTTCTTGAAGAATACATTGAAGAAACTAGTTACATATTGTTAAGGTTTTACGACAAGGTTGTTGTTGAAGAATCTAGGGACACCGAAGGTGACAGAGTTGGGGTCTTCATCCACTTGGGAACTGAAAGACCTCGATATGCTGGAAAAACTTCCAACGTTCGGAAATGGTTGAAAAACCATAGGTTCCCTACTTATGAAAAGATTATGTCTATAGCGTTAGGTGAGATGGATAGGACACAATCTAAGATGGCAAAAGACCATCGAAAACTCCTCACTTGGAATCCTGTGTTACCATTTGAGACTAGAGCTCTATATGGGGTCATTAAGGCAAGGGAACTCCTTTATACTTGGATTCCTAACCATGTTGCTAGGGCGCTACCAGAATTTAGAGGGTTGGATCCTTCCTATATAATGCGTAACACTGATTACACGATAGCTAAATTCTCTTGGCTGTCGTTGTATCGTAAGAGGGGGGGAAAAGTGCCTCCAGCTCAATTGTTCTTAAATGTCCTGCGAGAGAACCCATATGGGTCGGCGGAGGATGGCATCGGATTCCTCAACTGGCTGGCCAACGATAATCATCTTCAGCTTCTTGTTAAAGATGATTTGGAAAAATATAGAGCCCAAATGGTTATAATTACCTTGGTTTATTGGTTTGCAGAAGATCTGTTTAAAGCCACACGAAATATTCCCGTTTTGTCTATTCTATTTAATTTATATGCTTTAACAATGCGGGACATAAATAGACTTTATGCTGCTCTTAACTATGTTTATCTTCTAGCAACTGGCAGATCTAGTGCCGTTATTAGCAACATGATGCCACCTGATCCATATGCTTGGTTAAAACAATTTGCAGTGATCTCTAGTGGCATCTTTCCCCGTAAATGGTATCATGCCATTATGCCGGGGCTAGCCCATATTGTCTCTCCATTACCCTTTATAGTAGAAAAATGGGCTGCTAGTGACGCCTTAATTGGTCAAAGGCCTTTCAGAGGTGCGTATTCCGTTCTTGACACGCCTGCAGTTTGGAGTGAAATTGTCGGTCAAATGCTTCATAGGTTGTTTGATCCTGTGGATTTAGCACCTATTTTGGTTGTTGCACCAACTGGCACTGGTAAATCCACAGGATTTATAGCTGCCTTAGTTCATGCAAATGTTACAGGTACTATATGGTTGTTGTGCCCTACAATCATCTCTCGTGATGAGTACCAAAATGTCTTTCTTCCCCCAAATTATTTCCAAATATTATTCAAAGGAATCATAAATGAACCAACCAGACGAGTCAAAGTACTCACCTATGGCCATGCCATGTCTCGAATGAGACTTGAGGCACAGCCACATGATCTTATAGTCTTTGATGAGATGCACCTTGGTGAGGTTTCCATGTTGTCACAATGGTTTCGACTTGAGGGATACAAGCGTATAATTATAACCGCCACCCCGAACCCAAATAGGATTCCTAGAACAGAAGTGCGGTATCAGTATCCCGGTGGTAAACGATTTAACGTTGCTAGACGAGTCGTGAACATGGATTTTCCTAGTTTATGGACTCAAATCGCTGCGGCGAACCCTCACCATTTAGAGAGAGCTTTGATAGTCGTACCGACTCTTGCACGAGTCGAAGAGATGGTCTTAACTCTGTCTCGATTGTCTATCAATGCTAGCAGGCTCAGTTCTCTCAATCCTGAGGTTAGTTTATCAGGTATATTGGTTGCTACTTCTATAGTTGATACTGCTATTACTATAGAACCGCCCCCTACGTGTCTCATTGATATAGGTGAAACCGTTAAGATAGATATTGATTATTCATTGTTTATGCCTGTGGTTCACAGTTCAATCGTCCCCACTGCTCCATCTGTGGCTACCCAACGCTTGGGACGTGTTGGTAGGGCGGGTGATTCAGTTGCCTATGTTTACGCACAAGCAGGCACTGGCCCCGAACCAGAGCCCAGGGTGACTCCAGCGGCTATTCTAGCAGACCGGGATATTGTTGACTTTTTACTAGCTCATTATAGACTCGGTGTATCCGTCAAACGTCATAATCAATTGCCAGGAATACTAGGGTTTGTACAACCTTATGTACCTATATCTGGCGGGTTTCCACAAGAGTCCCTAGGAACTGCAATTTATATATGGGCAAGGATGAGTGACGGTGTTATAGGTGAACCTCTACATCTCGAATGGCTCGACCTAAAACTCGTCGCATCCCAACATGAACAGGTGAATATATTGGTCGACGACATAACTGCCAGTGAATATGGGTCACCATTGACTGGCAATTGGAATATGGCTCTTGATCTTGTTGCTGGAGGAGGTCTATCAACATTGAGAGGCGATATCAATTACCAATGCAGTTGTTTGGGTATCGTTGACAATATAATTGTTCCCTGTGGTACAGTTAGGGAACAGCTGTGGTTATATCGCCCATCTATAAGGGCGCCTGTCGGATTGTTATCCGTCACTACTAGTTACTGGAAATCGTGGCGTAAATTCATTAATATGATACCTTGGGAAATACCACAAATCCCCGAAGGTCAATATCGTGCTCCTGCTATGGTCGATGATCATCGTACTGGTGTGGCCCTATCTAATGTGACTGTCTATAACCCAGTCTCATTACGTGTGTGCCAATCTGTACATTCAAACTTTAGAGATGTGGAACCTGCAACTCCTATACTGCTTGTAATTGACAATAGCAATCGTTTGAACTTCGCTTATGATTATCTCACTTTAGTTATATCAAGAGAGTATAGGGGAAGGCATGTTAACCGCATGCAACTTGGGTTATTTGGTTGCCCTGAAACTATATCATATCTCAGTCTTGGCCATTGGATTGCTGCCGGCTGTCATGATAATCATATAGTGATAATGGGTAGTCCCCCCCAGAAATTGATTGACTATGCTATTAGAATGAAAAATCCTGGTTGCATAACCAATTTTGAGTATACTTGGGGTATTTTCTCCCCAAGATTCGCTAGATCAATGGTCCTGGAAAATTGTTATATGAGCTTTCAGGGTGACGCTCGATCATTTATACAACATGTACCTAAGCGTGTGTATGTTGACGAC